CGCAAGCTCGCTTGACGGGATAACCTGGCCATAATGAGGGCCACGAACAGTGATCAGATCTCCGTCATTGTCGCGGAATTCGTAGGCCTGGTCGCGTTTGACAGCCCAAAGGTCCTCATTGTCTGGCAACCTTGGCATGTCGCCATACATGGCGCGGTTGAAGAAGAATATGGCGATAAAGCCGAGGGCCACGAGGGCGGCGAACCCGTAGGCTGCATATTTCAGCGTGACGCTGTTGAGTGGAATTCTTCCGATCCGCATCGCACGAAACCTTCTTCAGTTATCGCCCCTCCAAGGTGCGCGCTGCGTGTTAATTGTTTGATAATCTTGTCAGCTCGAAGGCGAGCACCGTGCAGGATGGGGACCATTCCTGAACTATCCTCCAAAAATAGGATAATAATCCTATATTGCGCTTGTCTTTCGCGCGGATCTATCCGACTGGGATCATCGCTGCGTTAAAACCGTCAGTGTCGAAAGATACCCCTTCAGCCCAACAGGAAAGGACGCCGCCGATGCCGCGGACCACCGACAGCGCCCACCGCCGGGTTATGGCGATGAGCGAGGAAGACTTACGAGATGCAATCAAACGTCTGGCAGGACTGGAAGCAAAATCTGCTGGAACCGGATGCGTTGGACACGAAGACGCCGGAAGCGCTTCAGAGAATACTGAGGACACCATTTCTATTGAGTGCAAGAGCCGCCCAGCGTCCCCCCTCTGGGCCGGACTGGCGGACATGGTTATTCATGGGCGGACGCGGCGCGGGAAAGACCCGGGCCGGCGCTGAGTTCACAAAATTTGCGATGAATTTCGGCGGATATGCCCGCGCCGCGCTCGTCGGTCCGACCCTGCACGATGTGCGAGAGGTGATGATAGAGGGGCCGTCCGGATTGCTGGCGATTACGCCGGATACCGAGGACCGCCCGGTCTATCAAATATCAAGACGGCGGCTTGTCTGGCCGAATGGCGCGGAGGCCCATGTGTTCTCCGCTGAAGATCCGGACAGCCTTCGCGGGCCGCAGTTCGACCTGGCCTGGTGCGATGAGATCGCTGCTTGGGCGAAGGGCGAGGAGACGTGGGACATGTTGCAGATGGGGCTACGCCTTGGCGAAGCGCCGAGAGCAGTGGCAACCACAACACCGCGTCCTGTGCCGCTGGTAAAGCGACTTGTTGCCGATGACCAGACGGTGGTGACGCGGTCATCGACAGAAGAGAATGCGGACAATCTCGCTCCGGGTTTCATCGATGCGATCAATCGGCTCTATGGCGGCTCCCGCCTTGGCCGGCAAGAGCTTGATGGAGAGTTGATAGAGGATCCGCAGGGAGCACTCTGGACACGGAGCGGCATCGATGCGGTGCGCATTCAACACGTGGCCGATCTTCAGCGCGTGATTGTGGCGGTTGATCCGCCAGCAAGCAAAGGGCCGACAGCGGACACGTGTGGGATCATTGGAGTGGGGATCCGCAATGATCCTGGAACAGATGAAAAAGCCTATGTGATTGCCGACGGATCGGTTCAGGGGTTGTCGCCGCTGAACTGGGCGGGGCGGGCGGTCGCGTTAGCCAGAGAAATAGGTGCCGAGTGCATCGTGGCCGAGGCCAATCAAGGCGGCGAGATGGTGCGCCATGCCCTGCAAACGGCGGAGTGTCATGTGCCCATCCGACTGGTGCGCGCGGTGGCTGGAAAAAGAGCGCGAGCCGTTCCGGTGGCAGCACTCTATGAGGCCGGCCAAGTCGCCCATGTCGGAACGATGCGCGCCCTGGAAGACGAGATGTGCAGCTTCGGCGCGGAGGGGTTTGTTGGATCACCGGACCGGGTTGATGCCCTCGTCTGGGCGATCTGGACCTTGATGCTCGACCGGAAAGACAAGCCACGCATCCGCAGCGTCTGACACGCAAGAAAATTATTAGGAGCAATATCCATGAAACTTCCGTGGACTCAGCGGACTGAACAGAAGTCTTCCACCGGACTAATGGTGGCGTTATCGCAATTGGGATCAGCGCGTTGGGGCGGCCGTGACGGACGCGCACTCTCACGTGACGGATATCTGCGAAATGTGGTCGCATATCGCTGCGTACGGATGATCGCTGAGGCGGCGGCATCAGTTCCACTGGTAACCCACCACGAACAAATCCGTGCTCTTCTGAATTGTCCGATGCCGGAAGAATCGGGCATCGATTTACTGGATCGGATCTATCATCAGCTTCAGATTACGGGGAATGCCTATATAGAGGCGGTGCTGCTGGAGGATGCCGGGCGACCGGCGGGCCTGCAGAGTCTGCATCCCGACCGTATGAGGGCCGACCTCGATCATCGCGGATGGGTCGCGGCGTGGATTTATAAAGTCAACCGGAATGAACGCGTTATCCGTCGGACGGATAATGGTTGGAGCCCGGTGCTCCATTTGAAACTCTTTCATCCCCAAGATGATATTTATGGATTGCCGCCGCTCGCCGCAGCGCGTCAGGCACTTGATCTGCATAATGCCGGCGCAAACTGGGCAAAGGCCTTGATCGACAATTCCGCGCGCCCTTCCGGCGCGCTGATCTACGGGCAAGATGGCGCTCAGATGACGGACGAGCAGTTCGAGCGGTTGAAGGCCGAGCTGACGCTTGCCCATACGGGTCCGGACAATGCCGGACGACCGCTTCTGCTGGAGGGCGGGCTTGAATGGAAGCCGATGTCGCTATCGCCGGCAGAGATGGATTTTCTGGAAGCGCGGAACTCTGCTGCGCGGGAGATTGCGCTCGCCTTCGGTGTGCCACCGATGCTTCTGGGGATACCAGGAGACAATACGTATGCGAATTATCGCGAAGCAAATCTCGCCTTTTGGCGCTTGACCATCTTGCCGCTTGTGCAGCGGACCGCAAACGCTCTGGCCAACTGGCTGTCGGCGAGGATTGAAGAAGATGTTGAGATTGCGCCGAGGCTTGATTCTGTACCGGCTCTTTCCTCAGAGCGGGAACGACTCTGGTCTCGTTTGGAGGCAGCGAGCTTCATTACCGTTTCGGAAAAACGCGTGCTGGCGGGTCTTCCTGAGGAAGCACCATCATGACCTATGACCGGCGCATCAGCCTAGCCGTGGTTTTTGCAATCTTTGTTCAGACCGCTGGCGCGCTCGTCTGGGCGGGGTCGGCCAGTGAACGATTGTCTGCAGTGGAAGAGGAGGTCCACGCTGGCCGCGATGTCGCCGAGCGACTCGCCCGGCTTGAGGCGGAATTGGAGGCCGTTCGCCATCAACTCGATCGGATAGAGCGGAAAATAGAAAAGGACTGATACAGCGCAAATGCTCGTTACTCAGAAAGTTAGACCCAGATTGATTGAGGGATATGCCGCACTCTTCGGTATTGAGGATCAATCGGGCGATATTGTTCGTGCGGGTGCATTTTCTCGATCGCTTGCGCGGGAAAGTGCAACACCCATGCTCTTGCAACACCGATCGGGTGCGATTGCTGGAAGATGGGTGAAGATGCACGAAGATGGCCGCGGCCTATACGTCAGAGGGTTGGTTGAGAGTGATGCCGCGCTTGCGCTCGCTGTCTCTGGTCTCGACGGTCTGTCGATCGGCTTCAGACCTGTTATGTGGCACCGCCGCGCCGGAGGTGGCCGGGAACTCACTGATATCGAATTGGTCGAAGTGTCACTTGTCAGTGAACCCATGCAGAGCGCCGCAAGGTTCACTGTCCTGATCAACTGACATCTTGGAAGCACAAGTTACCGCCAGCGAAGATGCGTCCCCTTGCTTCGCTGAACTGCGGCGCACCTCCCGGCCTGCCCGGGAGGTGCGAACGGGGAAGATTGAATTGAGACAGGAATGGAAATGACGAAAGAAACCAAAATGGCGAACGGCGGCAATCAACGGACCGCTGCTGCCGAAGCCTTGGCCGCTTTTGAGGCCTATAAACAGGCAAACGATGCCCGCCTTGCCGATATCGAGAAGCGTGGCAAGGCCGACCCCCTCATCGACGACAAACTGGCGCGCATTGATAAGCGCCTCGACGCGTTGTCTCTGAAATCATCTCGGGCCGATCTGCAAGGATCGCTACCTGCAGAAGACAATGAGCACAGCGAGTCTTGGCAACGATACTTGCGGGCCGGAGATGAGAGTGGGCTTGCCCGGCTAGATGTTAAGTCGCTTAGTGCCGGTACAGATGATCAGGGTGGATATGTTGCCCCGCCAGAGCTTGATCAGTTGATTGAGAGCCGGTTGCTGGCGGCGAGCCCGATGCGTCAGATCGCTAGTGTGCGGCAGACATCAGCCGGTGTTTTCCGCAAACCAATCGGGCTGGGCGTCGAAGCGCGTTGGGCGGGCGAAACTGAGGCGCGGCCGGAAACGCAAACCGACGGTTTGTCGCTTGTGGAGTTTCCAGCTGGTGAACTTTATGCGCTTCCTGCAGCGACACAAACCCTGCTTGACGATGCGTACTCTGATGTTGATGCGTGGCTTGCAGACGAAGTAGAAGGTGCCTTTGCGGCCCAGGAAAGCGCCGCGTTTGTGGCCGGCGACGGTGTTGGTAAGCCTCGTGGTTTCCTCTCCTACACAATTGTCGACGAAGCGAGCCATAGCTGGGGTCAAATCGGCTCTGTGATCGGTGACTTTGCCGGCGCTAGCCCGGCCGATGGCCTCCTCGATCTGATCTATGCGCCGAAGTCGCAATTCCGCGCCAATGGCCGGTTTGTGATGAACCGCCGGACCGTGTCCGATGTCCGTAAGCTGAAGGATGCTGATGGTCGATATCTCTGGCAACCTGGTCAAGGCGGCGATGCGGCGACGCTGCTTGGCTACTTGATCACTGAGCTTGAGGATATGCCGGACATCGGTACGGGTAATGCTGCGATTGCGTTTGGTGATTTCCGCCGGGGCTATCTGATTGTTGATCGGGTGGGCACACGGGTCCTGCGCGATCCATACTCGGCGAAACCATTCGTGCTCTTCTATACGACAAAACGCGTTGGCGGCGGTGTCCAGAACTTCGACGCCATCAAAGTCATGACCTTCTAAGCCTGACTCTATCGGCACCTGAGATTGGAATCTCCAATTTCTGGTGCCGCTTTTCTATCCACCAGTTTTACCGGTCATCAGACAGGAGACAATCATGATACGGACGGTGATTACACCGCCCGCCGAGGAACCTTTGTCACTCGATGCGGCGAAAGACTTCCTACAGGTTGGGCACGACGCTGAAAATGATCTCATTCTATCGCTCTTGGCAGGGGGGCGAACGCATATTGAAAACGCGCTGGACCTGGCGCTGGTGGAGCAAGAGGTGGAAGTGAGGGTGCCGGCGCGGGCCGTCGGCTCAGACGGCTATGAGCTGAAACCTGGTCCAGTCCGGTCGCTCGTCTCGGTTTTGCAGCAACGGACCGATGGCGTGCAAGAGGTGGTCACATCGCTCTTTCATCTCGATGGGCCGTCCATCTGCGTGAATGCTGGAGAAAGTCTGGCAGCTTTGTCCGGCGATACCGTGCTGACGATCAGATTCCGTGCTGGATTTGGCGCACCTGCGGATATCCCTGAAGATCTCCAATTGGCTTTGAGACTGATTGTCGGTCAGTCGTATCGCAACCGTGACGGTGTGTTCGATGTCGATGCGATGGTCACCGTCACCGACTTGCTCGCACCTTATCGGGAGGTGCGTCTGTAATGGCTGACGGCACTATTCTTCCGCGGACGGCGGAAAGCGATGTTTCTCAAGCCGTCTTACAAGCCTTGCGCGCAGATGCCGACGTGCAAGCGGTATTTGGTATTCCCGCCCGCATATTCGATGTCGATGCACGGCGTAATATCTACCCGTATGCGTTGTTAGAACGCCACGAAACACGTCCGGCAGGATCGGCCGGTGTCGCCGGGACCGAACATATCATCACCTTCTCGATAGCGAGCCGGTTTGGTGGACGAAGATATGCCCGCGATGCGCTTGGGGCCCTTCGCGCCGCAATCGAAAGAGCCGATTTGGTTGTCGAGGGGCAGCGTGTGGTGCTCGCCTACGCCTCCTATGGAGATGTTTTTCGAACGCAGGATCGGCAGTCCCTTCGCGGTGTGCTGCGGATACGAATTGTCAGTGAGGAGATGGTCTGATGTCCGGACAGAGAGGGCGAGATGTCCTATTGAAGATTGCCGATGAATCCGGCGGATTTATTACCGTCGCGGGCATACGGAGCAAGACGCTCGATTTCAATGCCGGCGCGGTGGATGGCACCCATACCGAGAGCCCGGACGCGTGGCGCGAACTGGTTGAAGGAGCCGGTGTCAAATCCGCGCGGATTTCGGGACGCGGCGTCTTCAAGGATATGGAATCTGATGAGCTGATACGCGCGCGGTTCTTCTCCGGGAGTGTTTCGCAGTGGCAGATCATTCTGCCGGACTTCGGCCAGGTCGAAGGTGCGTTCATGATCACCGAGCTCAGTTATGGCGGTGACCATGATGGCGAGGCCACGTTTTCGATAACGCTCGAAAGCGCAGGGCAGCTCACCTTTGGGGCAGTGTCATGAGTGTTAACGCGGCAAGGGGCGAGGTCGGACTCGACGTGTCCGGTGAGATCTATCCAATATGTTTGACATTGGGCGCGCTGGCGGAAATCGAAACCGGGTTAGGGTGTGATACGCTGTCCGAACTTGATGTGCGCATGCGGAATCTATCTGCAGCAGATCTAGTTCTTGTACTGCGCGCGCTTCTACGAGGTGGCGGGCAGGCTGAGCTTTCTGAGACTCTTTGCGAAACTCAACTCAAGCCATCCATTGCGGCGGCCGCGGTAGCTGAAGCATTTCAATTGGGTTTGACGCGCTGATGCTGCCCTGGGGAGCAATGATGCGGGCGGCCCTAAGCGCCGGCATCCCTATACAGACGTTTTGGAGACTTAGCCTTGTGGAGTGGCGCTGGCTTGCCGCTGCCCACCAAGATGATGAGGCAATGTCGGTGTCTCAGCTCTCCGCGCTGATTGAAACCTTTCCTGACCAGGGAGATGAATATGGAAGAGTTCGAACGTAGTCTGACAGATGCGGGCGCGGCGCTGACGGCTTTGGCCGATGGGCCGGGCCGGGAGGCGGCCAATGCGCTGAGCGCAGCTTTTGACGACACCGGTCGCAGTATTGAACTGGCGCTCGGGCGCGCTGCCCGCAGCGGGCAGCTAGATTTTTCCCGTATGGCCGAGAACATTCTGCGGGATCTCGCTCGCATTGCCGCTGAGGCTCTGATTGCGCGGTCGGGTGTGGGTGCCAATCAAGGCCAGACCGTGAATTTCAATCTGGCTCTGGGGTCGGGGGCCGATGCTGATTCTGTTCTACGCAGTCGCGGGACGATCGCCACCGCCCTCGCGCGGACGGCTGCTGCCGGAGGGCGGTTCATATGAGTCTCGAGAACTTTCATGAAGTAAGCTTGCCATTGTCGATCGCGTTCGGCGCGCAGGGTGGGCCGGAACGCCGGACCGAGATTGTGCCGCTTGCGAGCGGCAGCGAAGCACGTAATGCGGTCTGGGCAGGTTCCCGCAGGCGCTGGGAACTGGGCGGGGCGACCACGAAGTTGGAAGACCTCCGTGAACTCATCGCATTTTTTGAGGCAAGGCGGGGACGTCTGCATGGGTTTCGCTTTCGAGATGTGCTCGATGACCGAACGTCATCCCCGGGAGATACAGTCGCGGCGACCGACGTGGCCATTGGAACGGGTGATGGCATCCGGACGGTTTTTGAACTGGTGAAAACCTATGGCGAGACCGAGCGCCGGATCTGGAAACCGGTTGCAGGATCGGTGCGCGTCGCACTCGATGGCGCGGAGACGGCTGATGGCGTGGTGATTGATACCAGCCGGGGCGAAGTGCGGTTTCCCGTTGCTCCTGCGGATGGTGCAGCCGTCACGGCAGGCTACGTGTTCGACGTGCCCGTCCGCTTTGACTCTGACCGTATAGAGACGAGCCTTGAGGGGTTTGGTGCAGGGCGAGCTGTGCAAGTGCCGATCATTGAGCTTTTGAGCTGAACCATGCGCCAGATTGAAGAAGAATTTCGCGGTCGGCTGGCGTCGGGCGTGACCACAACGTGTCTGTGCTGGAGACTATCAAGAGCGGATGGAGTCGTCATTGGTCTGACGGATCATGATCGCGCGGTGGAATTCGGCGAACAAAAATACGATCCTGGAGTGGCTGTTCAGGCGAGTGAGTTTACAAGTTCGTCGGATCTAAAGCCTGGCCAGGCTGCCGCCTCTGGGGCGCTCTCCAGCGATGCGATTACAGAGGCCGATCTGAATGCCGGGCTTTGGGATGGTGCGCGGATTGATGTGTTTCGAGTGGACTGGGAGCGGTCGAGTCTCGGTATTCAGATCTGGTCCGGCCGTTTCTCTGAAATCACCAGGGGTGAGCTTGGGTTTTCAGCTGAGCTTGTCTCACTGAAAGCTGATCTAGAGCGTCCGCTAGGACGTACGTTTTCCCGATACGGATTGTCCGCTGACGGTGGGTCCGACGGCCAGAGCTTTGAAACATATCTTGCAGAGGCGCGCGCCGCGGATTTTCGCGGGTTTCCTCATATGCCGGGCAATGATGCGATATTGGCCGGGCCAGCTACCAGCGGGAATGATGGTGGTCAGAGATGACGAGGGATGACGTTGTTGGCGTGGCGCGGGCTTGGTTGGGCACTCCCTACCAGCATCAGGCGAGCGTCTTACATGTCGGTACGGATTGTCTGGGCTTGTTGCGTGGGGTGTGGCGAACACTTCACGGCGCGGAGCCAGAATCGCCACCCCCTTACACGCCGAATTGGGCCGAGGCCCTTGGCGAGGATACATTGACCGATGCGGCGCGCCGACACTTAGAAGAGATTCCAATCGGCGAGGCGAAGCCGGGTGACGTTCTGCTGTTTCGTATGGCCCTTGGTTGCCCGGCGAAGCACTGCGCGATTGTGAGTGCGCCGGGGCGGATCATCCATGCCTATTGGGGGCGGGCCGTGGTGGAAACGCGGCTTGTTCCGTGGTGGCAGCGGCGGATCTCGGCAGCTTTTGAATTTCCAGATTTAGAGGAATAGGCGATGGCTCAGATTGCGCTGACAACGATTGGGCAAACGGTTGGATCGGCGCTCTTGCCAAATGGCATCGGTGCATTTGGCGTGGGTATATCCGGCGCAGCGATTGGCGGCGCGATTGGTGGATTGGCGGGACGCGCGATCGATGGTGCGCTCTTTGGTCAGACGCGCGAGGGGCCACGCATCGAAAGCATACCGATTATGGAGTCCCGAGAAGGCGCGGGTGTTCCAAACATCTATGGCCGCATGCGCGTCGGGGGACAGGTGATTTGGGCGGCGCGCCTGAACGAGATTCGCGAAACAGAAAGGGCCGGCGGAGGCAAAGGCGGTCCGCGGGTGGCGAATTATCGGTACACGGCGAGCTTTGCTGTCGCCCTTTGCGAAGGGCCGATCAATCGCGTCGCGCGGGTCTGGGCAAATGGAGAAATTGTTGCGCTTTCGGACTTTCAGCACAGACTATACACGGGAACAGAGGTCCAAGAGCCAGACCCCCTGATCGAAGCGATCGAGGGGACGGGATCGGTTCCCGCTTATCGTGGAACCGCCTACATTGTATTTGAAGATTTACCGCTGGAGGCGTTCGGTAAGCGCCTTCCACAATTATCATTCGAAGTGATCCGAGAGGCACCTGCGCGTTCGGGCTCGGTGGCGCTTTCCACGTTGATTGACGGGGTGAACATTATCCCTGCAAGCGGCGAGTTCGTTTATGGGACAGAGCCGGTTCGGCAGCACTATTTTCCCGCGACAGAGTTTCCAGAGAACACGCATTCGCCGTCGGGCCGGGCGGACATGCTGGAATCGCTGGATCAGCTGGAGATGGATTTGCCTTCGGTGCGGCGGACCGCGCTGACGATAGGATGGTTCGGAAATGATTTGCGTGCGGGGCACTGTCAGATCCGACCGGGTATCGAGACTGAAGACAAACAGACGCGGCCATATGATTGGTGTGTTGGCGGTACTGAGCGCCAGGACGCCTACCTGATTTCGCGGGCCGATGGCGGCGGGCCAAATTATGGAGGCACACCTGCCGATCGCGCGGTAATTGAGGGCATACGCGAGTTGAATGCTCGGGGGATGGACGTAACCATCTCACCCTTTCTGTTCATGGATATTCCGCCCACAAACGGTTTGCCTGATCCTCATGGCGGGGTTGAACAGGCCGCGTTTCCTTGGCGGGGTAGAATCGTCGCAAGCGATGGCACTGCCGCTGCGCGTAGCGAAATCGCCGCGTTTCTTGGGAATGCACAGATCAACGATTTTGAAGTTGATGGAGATGACCTTCGCTGGGTTGGAGATGAGGACGATTGGGGGTTCCGCCGATTCATTCTGCACCAAGCTTATCTGTCGCAGATCGCAGGGTCAGTGGAATCGTTTCTACTCGGATCGGAAATGGTCGGCCTGACACGAATTCGAGATGATGTTGGCCGGTTTCCATTTGTGGACGGATTGATCGCTCTGGTATCCGACGTTCGGGCCATACTTGGTCCAGCGGTCAAGATTTCCTATGCCGCCGATTGGACCGAGTACGGGGCCTACGTCCCGGGCGACGGAAGCAATGATGTCTTGTTTCCTCTCGACGATTTATGGGCGAATGGCGACGTGGATTTTGTAGGAGTGGATTGGTATCCACCGGCAGGCGATTGGCGCGAAGGCGACAACCATCTTGATGCCCTGGCGGGCTTCAGCGGTCCGGAAGATCCCGCTTATCTTCTCTCTCAATTCGCAGGGGGTGAAGCCTATGACTGGTTTTATGCATCAGCCGACGACCGCGACGCCCAGATTCGAACACCCATCATCGACACCGCCCATGGTGAACATTGGGTGTTCCGGCAAAAAGATCTGATTGGATGGTGGCAGGCTGGTCACCATGAGCGTCCGGGTGGCGTGCGCCGCCCGACGACTACGCCGTGGCAAGCTTCCAGCAAACCAATAAGACTGTCGGAAATTGGGTTTCCGGCCGTGGACAAGGGCGGGAACTCGCCCAATCTGTTTTACGATCCGAAGAGTTCCGAGAGTGCCGTACCGCCATACTCCAATGGTGAGCGCGATGATCTGTTCCAACGCGCCGCACTGACGGCGGCTATGGCGTTTTGGCAGCAACAGCCTGCGGTCGAGGCCACCTATGTTTGGGCTTGGGACGCGCGGCCTTGGCCGATCTTTCCACTGCGCGAGGATATCTGGTCTGATGGACCAAACTGGCGGTTTGGCCATTGGTTGAATGGCCGGGCGGGGCTCTCTGAACTCGGGCGTGTGATTGAAGACATCGGTGCGCGGGGCGGAATTGACATCGATGCGAGCGGGGTTACCGGTGTCATTGACGGATATGCGCTGACCGGTGTTTCCAGTGTGCGAGACGCCCTGACACCGATATTCTCCGCCCACGACCTAATCATGATTGAGCGCGACGGCGAATTGGTCGTCGCTCATGCTCGTCAGGGGCCAACACATAACCTCGCCGCCGATGCGGTCGGCGAAGGGGGCGTGCAGAGAACGCGGAGTTTGCTGGACAAGCCGCCCGGCGCTTTACGACTCACCTATATTGATGGCGATGGGGCGTATGAGCCAGCATCGGTTCAGGTTTTTGCCAAAGACGGCGACCGCGGCATGGTGCTCGATTTGGGTATGCCCATCGCGATGACGGAATCGCGGGCCCTGCAACTTGCGCGGCGTTTTCTCGACCGGGCGGCCGAACCTGAAGACGCCACAATGTCCATAGATCTGAGAGGCAGCGATCTGGAAGCCGGCGACCGCGTTGTGTTGGATGGCGTGCCCGGTGAATGGCGGATCGAGGATCTGCATGATCGAGGTGCCATAGATGTGCGCCTCAAAAGGGATGTGGGATCGCCCCCGTCAGCGCAAAACTTCGTCAATGCGCCAGCGACCGACGGGATGGTTCAGCCAACCGCCAAACCTGAGCTGATTGTCATTGACGGTCCGCAATTGCCCGGTCGGAGTCTGGCGATTGGACCACTCCTCGCAGCATTTGGCACGCCTTGGTCCAGGCCCGTCAGTGTTCTGGCGGGACCGTCCGCCGACTTACTTTCGGTCCGAGCACGTGTCGCTGATCCAGCGGGCGTAGGTCAGCTAGTGTCGCCATTAACCAAGGGGCCGACTGATCGCTGGGATCGCAATGGGGTGCTTCATATTCAGATGCCCGGCCAAAGTTTGGACTCCTATAGTGATCTGGCCGTTTTGAACGGTGCAGGGCTCATATTGGTTGAGGGTGCAGATGCCTCCTGGGAGCTGCTTGCCTATCGAGACGCCGAATTGGTGGCCGCCGGCGAGTACAGATTGTCAACACTGTTGCGCGGTCTGCGGGATACGCCGGTGAGTGCGGTTTCGGCGGGCGCGCGGTGTTTGCTGGCAGATAGCCGGTTGCAGCAGATCGTTCTCGACGAAGAGGAAGTGGACCTGGATCTTATTTGGCGAGCCGAGGGAAGAGGCGGTCTGGGAGATCCGACGTCATTCCTGTTTCAGAATCTCGCGAATTTGCCGTATGCGCCGGCGCACATAGAACGTGTTGTCTCAGCGTCGACGGACGAGATTCGATGGGTGCGCCGCGGTTCAGATATCGGCGATGGCTGGCGCGATATCGCGTGGCCCAATTCCGGTGTGTTCGAGGTTTGTCTCAAACGAGACGGTGTGGCGATCCGCGTCGACCAGGTCAGTCATCCGGTTTGGCCGATTGTAAGCGATGCTCGTTCCGGCGATGTTGTTGAGGTGCGAGAGATCGGTGCCGATGGTCGTCCGGGGCGTCTTACGTCTATAACGCTCTGACACTCACAGCTTCCTTTTCTCCGCGACCCGCATTAACTCTGCCTCCTTTGGCAACGCTTGCGAGTCCCAATGGCGGATCCTTACGCAATTCTGGGTATAGGCCGGTCGGCAAGTTCCGACGATATACGCCGCGCTTACCGGGCGAAGGCGAAAGCATTGCACCCTGATCTTCACCCGGGAAATGATGCGAAGGCTGAAGAGTTCAAGCGCGTCTCCGCCGCGTTCGATATACTAGGTGATGAGGCCAAACGAGCTCAGTTCGATCGGGGCGAGATAGATTCCGATGGTAATCCGCGAGGGTTTGCGCCGGGCGGGTTTGGACACTCGGGTGCAAGTGGCGGAGTCTCCGGTGAAGCGTTTGAAGATATCCTCTCGGGGCTATTTGGCGGCGGCCGTGGACGTCGTGGGCCAGGACCGCGAAAAGGACGCGATATTCGCTACGCCGTGGAGATTGAGTTCGCTGACGTCGTCACGGGCGCGCGCCGGCGTATGCGTATGTCCGATGGCCGTTCACTCGATGTGAATATTCCGCCGGGCATTGAAACAGGCCAGACGCTTCGGCTGAAAAGTCAGGGTGAAACCTCTGTGCATGGCGGCCCGCCAGGCGACGCGTTGCTCGAGATAAACGTGAAACCGAGCAGGGTTTGGACACGGGATGGCGACGATATTCGCATGAATGTGCCAGTCTCTCTGGACGTCGCCGTTTTGGGTGGAACAATCGATGTTGATACTCCCACTGGCACGATTGCGCTAAAGGTGCCGGAGGGGTCAAATACCGGGGCCGTGCTTCGGCTTCGTGGCAAGGGTGTTCAGAGATCAGCAAGGCCCGGGAATCTGTATGCCCGATTGGAGATTGTGCTCGACGATCCGTCCAACGCTGAGCTTCGATCTTTCGCTAAATCGCGGCGGGGAAAATGACCCAAGAGGAACTGGTTTATTCACTAGTCATTCAGTGATCGGTGTCTAGAAAAGGGATCATGACTCGTAGATTTGTCTTCCTAGCGGTCGCCGCCGCCATGCTTGCGCAGCCTGTTGTTGCGCAAAACTGGGGACAGTCTTTCTCCCAAGGAGCGCGCGATGCCCGCCAAAGCGGAAATATCGTGCCACTTCGCGACATTCTTCGCCAGCTTGAACGCCAGCACGGCGGAGAATACTTGGATGCCAATCTGTACTCTAGTCCAGGCGGCGGATCCGAGTACCATATTGACTGGAAGACTCGCGATGGCCGGAAGGTCACTTTTGTTGTGAATGCCCAGTCCGGCCGTGTTATCCGCACGCAAGGAGGCTGA